AAACTCTCCCAGAAAACATACTCACTGAAGCTCTCAAAGCTCCTTACGAACAAATACAAGAAAACGCCGGAGGATTAGAAATAGGAGAAGACGTTGTTGATTCATTCAAGTCAATGAGAATAGCACTAGAGAACGCTTGTAATGTAGCTGGACTCATTCTCACGACAGAAACAGCTATCGCAGAGGAAATCTCAGCACCTGAAAGACTGCCAGAGGTCATTGCTGAAGCTATTAAAGGACTAGAAAAGGTAAAGAAATCGTAGTATAATTATGTTAGACCCAACAACAGTTGAATCTTTAGCAGAGATTACAAGAAAGCTCGACGAAATACCAACTGCTCGCAAACTCTCAGAGAAATTTCAGAGCTTAGAGGACAAGAATACTGCTCTAAACAAAAGGCTCAACAAAATGAGCAAGACTATCAAAGAGTTGGAAAGAGACAACTCGGTACTCACTGAGAGCTTGAAGGAAATTCAAAAGCTATCAAAAAAACCAAGCGTCAGAAAAACAATCAACAACACGCTAAAGAAAATCCCAATTCCAAGAATAATATGGCAAAGAAATTAACCAAAAAACAAAAAGAGTTCGCTGACGACTTCAAAGAAACAGGTAACGCAACACAGTCAGCAAAGAAAGTTTACAACCCAAAGAACGATAACACTGCGGGTGCAATAGGCAGTGAGAACTTAAGTAAGCCTAAGATACAACAGTATTTAGAGAACACGGCAGAAGAAGCTGTTGTAAGAATCGAAGTCCTTTCAAAAAAAGCAAAAAACGAAACTGTCCGACTCAACGCTAACAAAGATTTAGCAGATCGAGGCGGATTAAAACCAGTAGATAAACAAGATATCACTTCAAAAGGAGAAAGAATAGAAGGTATCAACTATATCGTTCCGGAGAAATGAAAGTAAAAATGACTAAGAGAGCTTTCAATGATCTAATACTCGCTACTCATACCGTGGGAGCTGATTCGAGAGAGCTTCTAGTTGATGTTCTCGCAGGAGATTCTGACACCATCACCCTAGAAGGAGAGCCAGTAGAGGAAGGGTTTAGAGTTCCAAGATGTAAGCACAGTAGAACTGATGATTGTCCTGAATGTGCGGGTGAAGTAACTTTCCAACTCAAACCCTCAGAGGGAGAGTGTGAGGATTTCAATGAGATTTTTCCAGAGGCTACGGTCAAACAGAAAGGTTGGATGGCTCGCTATGGTTCAGAAATGTATCAAAAAGGAAAAGATGTCTCCCCCTCAAAGCCAGATAGTGTGGAAGACGGACTTGTTCCTTGTGTGCTTGAAGGTGAGAAGGGTAAAGAAATCGTACTAAACACAATAAAAAAAGTGAAAAAATACAGGGAGGGGTACAGATGGGACTACGATTACACGGTCAATGCAGGATACTTGAAAATCAAAGAAGGTAAAGTTGACCGCACGGTTAAACTTGTTGATGGACGGTTAATGATTGATGTTGACAAGGAAGGAGGTGTGTTAGGTGTTGAATATATACATGTAGGCACATTTCCCAAAGACAAACCCCAACCACAGATAGAGTTGTTTGATCAGAGTAATCCTGGCAAAACAGGGATGATCGGAAAAATCAACGAAATCATCAAAGTAATAAACGAAAGGAAATGAACTACGAGACAGCCAAAAGATTAAAAGATGCGGGGTTTCCTCAAGAAGATAAGGAGGGATTAGATGAGCCGTACTGCTCAGGTTGTGGTTATTATCAAGACACGGGTAAGAAATGGATTCCAAACTCAGATGCTATCTCAGCCAACCTTGATGGAGAATGGAAAATTGAAGACTGGGTTCATGTTCCCCAGCTAGAAGAACTCATAGAATCTTGCGGGGAGGGAGTTATCGTCCTAAAAAGACACAGTCAAGGCTGGGACTCAGGAATAAACAAAACGGGTAAAGTAAAAGATGGGATTCTTGTAAGTAACTACAAAACTCCCTCTATCGCAGTAGCACTTTTATGGCTCACTTTAAATGCAAAATCAGATACTACATCTGGAGATACATCTTCAAACTAGACGTTACTAACGGTCACAAATATAACAATGGATTGTGTATGACCTGTGCATATAACACTAAAACCAACGTATAAACAGCACCTCGCTTACGAAGCGCTGAAGACAAAGGACATCATCTTCTTTGGTGGAGGAGCCGGCGGAGGTAAGTCATGGTGGCTGTGCGAGTCTCGACTAGAGAAATGCTATAGATTCCCCGGATATCGTTCATTCATAGGACGGGAAGAACTGAAGCGCCTCATGCAGTCCACCTACGTCACTTGGGAGAAAGTGTGTCTGTATCACAAGATTCCTCGGGTTGACTGGAAGCTTAACGGACAATATAACTACATAGAATTCACCAACGGGAGTAGGATCGACCTTCTCGACTTGAAGTTTCTTCCATCTGATCCTCTTTATGAGCGGTTTGGTTCTGTTGAGTTCACTGACGGAGCTATTGAGGAGGCAGGTGAGATTCACTTCCTTGCTTATGATGTCCTTAAGTCTCGTGTTAACAGACATCTCAATCAAGAGCTAGGAGTTAAGCCTACACTCGCTGTTAGCGGGAACCCTAAGAAGAACTGGACGTATAAGGAGTTCTATAAACCTTGGAAAGATAAAACACTTCCAGAAGAGATGTCTTTTATCCAGTCACTGTATAACGATAATCCCTACACAGCTGACGACTACGGAAGACAACTCTCGAGTATAAAGGACAAAGCCACCAAACAAAGGTTGATGCTTGGTAATTGGGAGTATGAAGATGATCCAGCTACCCTTATAGAATACGACGCTATCGTTGATCTATTTTCCAACACAGCTGAGGAGAGTGAGAGTAAATATATGTCAGTTGACGTAGCGCGGTACGGTCAAGATAAGACTGTCTTTTACTTCTGGAAGGGATTAGAGGTGTTTCGCATTGACGTTAAGAGGAAACAAGGACTTGATGTGACCGCGCAACAAGTTAAAGATTATGCTCGAGATGAGAAGATTCCTCATTCACACATAGTAATCGACGAAGATGGTATCGGAGGAGGCGTAGTGGACACTGTGGGAGGTGTGAAGGGGTTTGTAGCTAACTCCACTCCTATTGATGTTCCTGAGCGACTAAGAAAAGAAAGAACACCCAACTACGCTAGTTTGAAAGCTCAGTGTACGTATCTTCTCGCTGACAAGATCAACAACCGTAGAATAGCTATTAAGACTGAGGACGAAGTATTCAAAGACGAGCTCGTTGAAGAGCTTGAGCAGATCAAAGCGAAAGACATGGACAAGGACGGAAAGTTAAAGATCGTAGGGAAGGAAGAAACAAAAGAACTTCTTGGTCGAAGTCCTGACTATGCTGATGCACTGATGATGAGGATGGTGTTTGAACTCAAATCACCGGCTATTGACAAGGTAAAAACTTACAAACCTCGTTGGTAATGGTATAATATATTTATGGTCTTACACTCTGAAGTACTTACAGGAACAGCATCAAGCGGTACGTTTAACGTAAACACACGAGGGTTAAACGCACTTATGCGCAATCTTGTTGTGAAACCCACCACAGAAACAACAACATACGACATTAAACTCGATGATCGTCAGTCAGCTAAGGTCTTTGAGAGGATTGCTCAAACAGGTACCTACTCCGTAGAGACTGCTTTTCCTTTAAAGGGTATTTACACTATGACAATAACCAACGCAAGCGCAGATGAGGCATTTACTATTGAACTCGTAACACAAGAATGATTAAGCGTCGTTTACAACTTGTACTCCTTCGTCTTAAATGGAGGTTTCTTGAAAGGAATAAAGCTCTAAAGTTCTCAAAGAATCTTGACTTATATAACGAGATGTTTGATATTAAAAAAGAGGTGATGGAACTTTATAACGTAAACTACCGGCAGAATCCCACCAAGAACGATACTGTGTATTACGAAGGACAACTGGACTTACTCACTGAGTTACTAGGAAAATAGTGTATACTTAGGGTAACTGGATTGCGACAACGCAATCTTTTTTTTATGCAAGGTACTCGAGAAACAACACCAGCAACAAGAGCCGATACACCAGAAACATTTGAAGATACTTCGTTTGTCTCAGGGGATTCTCCTGTAACACTTAATGCAAATGCTGCTCTTTCAAGAAATGGAACAGAGTACACAGTTCAAAATGACGGACC